GACGGCAATCAATTCCCGTTGCGTGGAAACTTCACGGTTACACCATCGGTGATCGAACGTGCTGGTATCGCCGGACAGGATTACATCCACGGCTACAGCGAACTTCCACGGGTGCCTTCGATTGAAGGTGACGTATCCACCGTGCCGGGTCTGGCCATCGAAGATTTTGACGGTCAGGTTAATGTCACGGTCACCGCAGAACTGGCGAACGGTTCTGTCTATGTGTTGCGCGAGGGCTGGTGTGTCTCGGCGCTCGCTATCAATGCCCGCGACGGTATGGTCCGTATCAAGTGGGAAGGTGTTAGCTGCGACGAAATCCAGTAGAGGTAGACGATGGCTGATGAACCAAAGACTGAGGAAAAAACAGACGCCAAGCCGGTCAATGGTGCAGAACTAAAAGACCTGATCATCCCGCTGCGCAAACCTGTCATTGCGCATGGAGATGAGATTAAGGAGTTGAAGTTTAGAGAGCCTACCGCTGGCGATATCGAATCGTGCGGCAACCCGGTCAATATCGATTTCAATACTGGGGAGCCGAAGATGACCTTCAACACCAAGGCAATGTCAGCGATGATGGCGCAGCTTGCTGCCGTGCCGCCATCGACAATCAGACAGTTGCATCCGCGCGACTGGAATAACGCGGCGTGGAATCTCGCAAATTTTTTCATGCCGGACCTGTAGAAGCGCTGATCCTTGATTGCTATAGGCTGGCAAAATACTACGGTCGGCCACCTGACGAATTTCTCAAACTTCCACTGTCGAGAGTAACCGAACATATGAGGTGGACTGAGAAACTCATCACGGCGATGCGCGAAGCGCGGGAAGCGGATGGAGACTGAGAAAAAAATTGAAATAGAGGTTGCGCTACGCGACACGGTCTCGCTGACCCTGAAGCGGATGGCTGACAATCTTGACGCCATCAACCAGAAGATGGGTCGAGCCGGTCAAGAAGTAAGCAAGGGCGCTGATGGGTTCAAGCAGGTTGAATCAGCCGTCAAGCAGACCACTCAGGCTTTCCAGCACAACATCAAAAGCACGGAGGGCTTTGGTGTATCGATGGGTGGCCTTCTTGGCATACTGGGCAGATTTGGACCGGCTGCTTGGGTTGCTGCCGGTGTAACTGTCGGCAAGCTGGTCACCGATCAGATCGCGAAGATTTCCAACGACAGGCTGCGGCTGAAGGCAATATCGCAAGACACCGGTCTTACAGAAGATCAGGTATCGGTACTACAGCGATATGGAAGGCGGATTGGTCTCCAAGATGCGCAGTCAAACGAGTTGATTGCCAGCGGCGGTGGGGCGCTGCTGCAACTGCAATATTCTGGCACCAATGCCAAGTTGTTTGCAAATTTGTCAGCAAACGGATTCATAAGAAAAGCCAATGAATTGGTGGAGACGGTCAGAGGTCCCGGTGGCGTTATGGCCGGGATTCAGAAGCAGGCCGATCAGTACGCAGAACTTTTCAAAATCAATGCTGGTGATGCCGCTCGCTATGCGCAGACTGTCGGTATACCGGAACACTATCTGAAGGATTTTAACAAGAACATCGTTGGTCTGACTCCGCAGTGGAAGATGGCGGAAAAGACCGCTCAAGACTTTGTGGAAAATCTTGCCGACCTTAACGACTGGCTTAGCGGCAGGATGAAGATGGCAACCTATCAGGCGATGAGGTTTTCAAACTGGTTTGCGAACACGATGTTATGGAGTGCTCAGGCAGTCTCTGGAAACATCATTGCTCCAGATATCATTAATCCAAGGCAGCGCAAGAGTGAGGGTCTGTCGCCGCTCACTCAGCAGGAACTGGAGACGATACAGCGCAATCTTGAATTGGAGCAGATCAAGGAGCACTCGGAAGCTAGGGCTGGAACACTGGCAGAAATCGCTAAATTGCTTCAGGGTATGGCCGACAAAAATAGAATTGAAGGCAGATGGATGGGCGGTCCAGTGTTGCCGGGGCGCGAATATCAGGTTGGTGAATATGGACCTGAAACTTTTTCTTCTGACGGAATGAAAACACTGATTGATGGCGGTGGCCGTTTGGGTGGATTACGTTTCAGACCAAGCCGCCCCGGTGTTATCGATCCGTTTTACAGTTCTTCTCCACAGGGGTCTGAGGATTTTCCGCGTGATCCGATGGGCACCGCTGAAGAAAATTGGACTGCTCTCAATAAGGCACTGAAGGGCTTTTATGGTCAGGGTGCTGGTACGCCGGAAGGCAGGCCGCTGCCATATGATCCAGCCGACCCAAGCATTCTTAGTTTGTATGAAAGTTTCAAATTCAGAGAGCGGCAAATGGAAGCCGACACTATGAGGATGGATCGACCACCCGGTTTTGATGATGCGAGAACGTGGGAAAAATATAGTGGCGGCATCCAGCCGATCAGTTCTCGTGGCTTTATTGATGATGATGGCCGTGGCTCCACTGGTGTCTCGTTGGAGGCCGACATTGATTTCAGGAATGTACCAGAGGGCGTGATGACAGAAGCTGATGGTGATGGATTTGACAATTTTAACGTGAAGAAATCTCGGCAACTTGAAGGCATCTGATGGCTGATGGTGATCGACAAGTAGATATTGAGGTAGCAGTACGCGACACCTCATCTCAGGTGCTGCGCGGCATTGCTCGTGAAGTTGATAATGTCACGCGCAAGCTTATCGAAACTGGCAGAATTGGCAGCGCTGCTTTTGACAAGATACGTGATCGCGCTGAATCATCTGGCGTCAGCTTCAAGCGCAATCGCGAATCTGTCGAGGGTATCGACAGGGCGATGGAGGGTCTGAAAAAGACCCTAACTGGCCCACTGGGAATTGCTGCTCTGTTTCTCGGCACCGCCCGTGCCGTAGGCGCTGGCATCACGCATTTTGCAACAGCACAGGTCGGCATCAAGTCCATGGTCACAGACCTTGGGCTTACCGAAGATATGATCTCAAAATTAAATCGTGTGCTGGTCCGCAAGGGCGTCGGGTCAGAAGAAGACCGCAAGGCGATTATCACCCAGCTTGGTGAAATCGGTAAGAATATGCAGACCTACGGTTTCAACTCTCCGAAATTCCGTGAACTGCAACGGTACGACCGCGATCTAGCCAAGAAGGTGATGGAGGCCGCTAAAAGCGGTCAGATGGATGAAGTAATCAAGATGCTTCTTGAAGAGTTCGACACTCTTGGGAAGGACAGCAGAGATCGGCAGCAATTCTACGCAAGAGAAATTCTCGGAATAAACGCCTCCGTCTTGGCAGACATGCTGAAAATGCTGAAGGAGGTGAAGGCTGGCTACAAGTTTGACAAGGAGGAAAGCGAAGAATTTCTGAGAAAGCGCGAAGAGGTGATGAACAAGAACAATGAGATCATGGGCAAGATGGCGCAGGGCACTGCCATATCCGTTCTGTACATGATGAATGTCTACAAAATGGCTGAGCAGGAAGCGCTGAGGATGACGCAGGGTGGCGGCGGCAAGACTCCGGGTGTTGGCCCAGCTAGTCCGGGCCAGTCAGTTCCGTCAGGTCCACCGACTTCTAGCGATCCACGCTTCAATCCGAATTTATTTGCGCCTTCGCCGTTCGCTCCTAAGCCCGGTAAGCAGAGCAGTTTGCAAAATAATGCCCTCATGCTTGCTTCAGCAACACGAAGCGATGGTGGCGATGATGGGGATGTTGATCTTCCAAAGAAGGCTATCCCGGTCCAATTCACCAAGGCGTCTCTCACGCTGAAAGACATGGAGCAGGACGAAAAGAAATCCAACGAATCATTGCAAGATATCTACAAGCTGTTGCAGGAACTAACCAATCCTATGGGCGTGGCTGGCGGCGGCTCTGGCGATACGGGCGGTGCAAGGGTGTTTCGTCCCGGTCAGCCGATCCCCGGTGGCGGTGCTCGCGGACCCGGCACTGGTCGTGGGCCAACTGTCGAGACACCGCAGGGACCAAATCAATTCGGCATTTCATCACCAACACCGGGCGGATACATCGGTCGCGGTCTTGGTGCGAGGCCGTCTGCGTCACCGGGCGGGCATCAGGGCCGCGACTGGATGGTGGCTGAAGGTACGCCGGTCCAAGCGCCGGACAATATTAAGGTGTTACGTGCCGGGTGGTTTGGAAAGAGCGCTGGCTACGGTATCGAGTTTCAGGATGGCCAAGGTGTTGTACACAAGTATTTTCATTTGAGAGAAGACCCAAATAAATGGGTCAAGCCGGGAAGAGAGTATGGTCGTGGTGTGCGTATCGGCACTGTAGGGACAACCGGCAATGCCGCTGGCGGGGCACCACATATCCACATCGAAACCAGACGCGGCGGTAAGGTTGTTGATCCGGCTGGGATTTACTGGCCCGGATATGGCACTGGCACCAATTTCGTTCCGCCCGGTCAGGTTCGTCCTGCACCATCTCCTGCCCCGGCAACTGGTGCGCCAACATCCTCTCTTGATGCCATTCAGAAAGGATGGAGGACGGTTCGTGCATCGACATTTGATGATCGCGTGACGGCATCAGGAATGCCACGCACTGTTCCGGGTATTGCGTTGCCGACCAGAAAGGCACTCGGCCAGTGGTTTGTGGTGCGCGATGAAAATACTGGCAAGGAAGTCATGGTGCAGCAAACCGATGTTGGGCCTTTTGCAAAAGGTCGCGGCATTGATATCAATGCGCCGCTGGCCAGCCAGTTTGGCTACAATAAAAAGAATTTCCCGACTGATACCAGATTTTCATATCGGCCTGCGCTCGATAGTGAATTGGCCAAGATGCGTGAAGAGCAGAGAAGCAAGCGAGCCGGTAAAGTGAGCGCGATGGTTGACTTTAAGAATTACGCCAGACGGCAACTGGAGGGCAAGGAAAGCGTTTTCATGCCGGTGAAGAACTCAAGTTGGAAACAGAACTCGCCGCCGACCGGGACTTCTGTGCTTCCCGGTGACACGGATTACTCACGCTGGGTTGGGTAAGGTGGTTCAAAATATCACTATCAATAAGCCGTCGCCGCCAGCGCCGCTGCCAAAACCTGATCCACGCAAGAGCGCTAGCGTAGAGCAGATCGCCGTGCTGGAAATCAATGGTGTGAAGTACGATGACTGGGAAACCATCATGGTGCGACATGCCGAAGAGGAGGGGCCGTTCTATACTTTTCGTTTTACCTGCTCAGAGGGTATGCCGCTCGCCAATAATTTTGCCAAGCTTCAGATCAGACCCGGTGATGTATGTCAGGTGACGCTGGCTGGACAGGAGGCGGTGAATGGATGGGTCAGCACCAGACAGGTCTTCTACGACTCGCAGCGGCACTATGTTGAAATTCAAGGTGCCAGCAATGTGCAGGGGTTGGCCTACACTTCAGCAATTACCAAGACGATGGAGTTCAAGGACGTTACTTTCGAGAAATATGCTCGCGCACTTCTGAAGCCGACCGGCATCAATCTTCTTATTAGGAACGGTGTTCTGCCGCAGATAAAATTTCCACGCATTTCGATTGCACACGGTATGTCGATCATGGAAGCGCTTGAGATACCGCTGCGTAACTTGGGTCACTTTGCATTTACCAGTAATCCGCAGGGCGATTTGGTCATCAACGCCAAAGGTCAGGGGGCAAGCAGCGGCGCTGTGTTCATCGAAGGGAAAAATATTATTGAGGGAAGGGAGATCATCATCAACGTCGGCGCTGCCCGTGATTACTATTCATCAGGTCAGCGTACCGGCAATGATAAAACCAATGGATCGAACTCAGCGAGAGTTCATTCCGACGATACGCAGGGTGTCGATGCAAAGTTCGATGACTACTCTCCGTCGCTTGCTGTTCCAGACATGCCAGTCGATAAACAGATGGTTAATAACCGAAGTAAGCTTGATCTGGATATGATGAAGCAGGATCAGGTGACGGTTTTTGTCACCGTGTGGGGATGGTTGCAGCCTAACGGCCAGTTGTGGAAGCAGGGTTACCCATACACTGTCAAATCACCGATGCTACTTATGACCGGCTCAGAAAAACTAAATGCCAAGTCGGTCACGTTCACGCAAGACAATGCCAGAGGTACAAGGACCCAGCTTGAGTTGTGCAATGATGCCGCTTGGTATCCGCACGTACCGGCGAAGGGTCAGGGTGGGAAAGGTGTCGGTGGTGATGAAGACGCAGCCGCCGCACTTATCGAAGGCGGTGGTACACCATGATTAAAAAGATTGAATATGTTGAACCAGTTTGTTGAATGGTGGGGTGAAAATGCCAGCAAGAACAAATCTTTCTCAGTCTACTCGCACGGCACAAATGTCGTCAGCGCGGGCCACGGTCAGAGAATTTGCCGATAATCATCTGATGCAGGAAGTGAAGTTTGCCGATGTCTACCACAGCGAGACACCGTCAGATTTCGAGCGCTGGCAGATGGTTGGCTTAACTTCATTTCCGATCAAGCAGAAGGAAAGTCAAAAAAAGCAGCAGCAGCAGCAAGGGCAAGGGCAGGGCAAGAAACCAGAC